TCCGTGGTGAAGGTTCGATCCTTGCCTTCAATTTTTAGGGTAATTTCCACGGTCTAAATCCCCCTTTCTACGGTTCAGGCTCAGTTTCTTCATTGGCCCCAGGTACCTTTTCAAACCAGGTACCGGCTCCGGTAAAATCTTCGCTGTCCTCGTCAGCGGTATGCTTCCACTCACCGTCATGGATCCGGGCCATGAAGGTAAACTTCACCTTCGGGGTTTTATGCTCCACATTATCCTTCTTGGTGGAATAGTCCTCAGCCATGGGCTGGGCCACTCCTTTTAAGAGCCACACATAACGGTATTTGCCGTTAGACTTCAAGCTCTTAAAACCTAAAGCGATATGGGGCGGAACATCAGTGGCTTTTTCAATCAAGACCCCGTCTTTAATTTCATTGCCCAGGATTTTAGCCCGGACAGGTAATGGTAAATCCGCCGTCTCTATTTCCACATCAACTTTGCCAAGAGCTGATACAGACTCCCACAGCTGGTCATCGGCATAAAGCTCCTGGGTGTTGACCGTAGGGTTAATAATGGCATTGATGGCTCCCGCCAATGGTTCCGGCGGTTCGTAAATTAAACTTTCCTTGGTGTCCTCGGCTAAAATGGCAAAATGCAAGTCTTTCAGTCCAACTTGAGCCATTTACATAACCTCCTTCAAAAATCGCATTACTTTATGGTGGACCTTCAAATCATCCTCATACAGGTCGTAAAAGTTTAGTTTCCTAAATCCTGCCCTGAGCATCTTTTCATGGACAGAACTGACCAGTCCGGTATAATCTCCTTTACTCCACACATCCACCTGGACATAAAGGCCGGTGATTAATTCCTCATCATCGGCATGCTGCTGGGGTTTATCCAGATAGGTGAAGAAGGTGATATAAGTGGGGGAGTTGCCGCTGTAGTGCTGGAACCGGACCGGAACATCCAAGTCTTTTAGGGCTTTTAAGACTAATTGGTTAATACTCATAGCCCCAGCCCCCTTTTCAGTTCCTCTTTAATCACAGCCAGGGCCTGGTCTTTAGCCCTTTCATAGCCTCTGGCCATGAAAGGGTTGGCTCTCATTTTCACCGTGCCGAATTCCACAAACCGGCCGTACCAACCTTCCTTATTGGGGCCTACCTCCACATACCTGACCCCATCTTTGGTTTTGATGTTGGATACGGTAATGCTCTTTTTAAGTTTTCCGGTTCCCTCCGGTGCTTCCTGTTGAATAGCCTCTTTGATTACCCCTCCGGCTTCTTTCAAAGCTTTGTTTTCTATCTTTCGTCCCTCTTTACCCATCTTCTGGACGGCATCGATTAATTCTTCCAGTCCCTCCAGTTCCAGCTTAGCCACCTGCACTCACCTCCTGGGCTTTTATCTCCAGGTACCGGTTTTGGTATTTGATATTGTCAATGGCGATGATGTTGTACTGTTTGCCCCGGAAAAGGATCCGCATGGAGGTGTCGATGTCTTTAAGGTACCGAAGGGTGAATTTAACCGTATTTTCCGCCTGGACGGCGGCGGCAGCATAATACTCCCGGCCGTGGAGGTTACTTACCGCTGCCCAGACGGTCTGATAGTCCTCCCAGGTGTCTACCTCAAAACCGTTTTCATTAACAGTGGTGGTGAGTTTTTGGAAAGTGATCCTTTGTCTTAAATCCCCGATTTTCACTGGCATCTCATCACCAACTTTCTTTGCGGTAGGCAAACAGGAGCCTTTTTAACACATCCAGGGTTTCCTTGATGTTGGCTCCTTCCCGGTTTTCATACATCACCGCCACGGCATACAGGAGAGCCTGTTTTACCGTTTCCGGTATTTCCTCGAATTCACTTAAAGGGTAGCGAAGGATCCCTTCGCAAAGCTCCTGGGCAGTGGTTAAAAAAGAAGCGATGAGGGTGTCCTCCTCATCACCGTCAACCCGTAAATACAGTTTTACATCTTCCAGGGGCAGCACACCCTCACCTCCGGTTCATCATTGGGTTTTCATCAGCCCGGCATCTTTCAGCCTTTTTAAGAGGGTATTGAAATCTTCCCTTAAAGCAGCAATGGTGGTGGCCTGACTGTTTTCCTGGGCAGTCATCGGTGTTACTTCCCGGTGGTGAAGAAGGAGTTTGCCTTTTGGGGTAATTTCCAGTTCACCTTCCACCACCCATTTGTCGCCTCCTTGAGTTTGATAGTTCTTAGCGTTACTCACTTAATCTCACCTACGCTTTAATTTTTAGGATCTTCACAGCTTCTTTGAGAATAAGCTTACCGTCTACCCGCTGGGTAGCTTTAAAGCCTACATGCCCGGTAGCAGCATAAAGTTCATTCAACCGCTGGAAGGCCCGGCCCTGGCGGTCGGCAATCCAATAGTAGCCGAAGTCCCCAAAGGCGATCACTTTGGCCCCTGCTTCAATGGTGGGGGCATAAGCGGAGGTTTTCACCGGCCGGTTTAAGATGGTATCCGGCTCTCCGGCAGTAACCGAAGGTTGCCACAGGTACTGGCCCTGACCGTCTTTCAGTTTCCGGATTTCCTTGACAGTAGCGTCGTTCATAATAAAGACGGCCCTTTTCCGGTAAGGGGATTTCAGGGAATAGAAGAGGTCGAATATATCGTCCATCTTAATGGTGACTCCGGCGGTGGTTACTCCAATCTCCCCACCGTTGGTATCATCAAAAATACCGGTTGGCTTTCCTTCACCATCTCCCACCAGGAATGCTTCTTCTTCCTTGGCCCCAATCCGGCGGGCAAATTCTTTGGCAATGTAGCTTTCCAGGTTGAAAGCACTGTCGTTTAACAGCTCCTCGGAAACCTTGATGATGGTAGCTAGTTTATAGGCTCCGATGGAAACCTGGCCAAAGCTGTCGTCAGCTTCAGGAATCAGTCCTTCTTCGTCTACCCAAGAGGCGGTCCCTTTCGTGGCCACCACCGGGATTTTCCTGTCCCCCGAAGAGGTGGTAATCACCTTGGCCAGCTGCCTCATAATGTTTTCTTCCTCCAGGGCTTCCACTAAGGTCCGTTCAAACTCATCGGGCACCAGGTAGCCTCCTTCGGAATCAGTGCCTACAGTCAAAGCGTTTCGGACCTGGTAGTCGTTTTGATTTCGCCTCATATAGTTCCAAAAAGCTCTGGTGTAATCGTTGGAAGCCCGGCCTTGAGGTTCTTCCTCACCTGGAGTTGTTTTTAAGGCCATGCTGGTGGCCTTGGAAAGTTCCAGGTCAATGGCGGCCTGGCGTTCCAGCCGTTCAATTTCCTTACCCAGATTGACTACTTCTGCTTCCATCTTTTCGTAGGTGGCGGCATCCTCAGCGGATAAGAAACCGTCTTCGCCTCTTTTTTCATCCAGGAAGGCTTTCGCCTGTTCCCATACTTTGGCTCTTTTTTCCCTCAATTCAATAATCCTGTTCATTCTCCGCTTCCTCCTTTATTTAATCAATTCCAGCTTTTTTAACAGCTGGTTATATGGCACTTTTTCATCGTTACTTTGGTTGTCAGGTTTGTTTGCCCTGGGCTTTTCCTGCTCAGGTAATTTACTTAACAGGGCATTGACTACCGTTACCCGGTCGAACATGAAATCAGTGACCTGGGGTGGTGCTTCGCTGTACATGATTTCATCGGCAAAGCCAAGTTCCAGTGCCCTCCCGGCACTAAACCAGGTTTCAGCGTTCATCATTTTGGCGATTTGTTTACGTGGAAGATTTGTTTTTAGTTCAAAGGCGTTGATGATGGCTTCTTTCACTTCAGAGAGCATTTCAATGCCTCTTTGCATGTCCGCTTCTTCGCCCCAAACGATGGTGGTCGGGTTATGGATCATGAGCATGGCCGTGGGGGACATGAGTACCTTGTCTCCCGCCATGGCAATCACCGCTGCTGCACTGGCGGCAATGCCGTCAATCTTCACCGTCACCTGGCCCTTGTATTCTTTGAGCATGGTGTAGATCTGGCTGGCAGCAAAAAAATCACCCCCTGGGGAGTTAATCCAGACGGTGATGTCGCCGGAAGCTCTTTCTAATTCATTTTTGAATTCTCTGGGACTTACTTCATCATCAAACCAGCTTTCCTGGGCGATATATCCTTCCAGGTAGAGGGTTCTTTCCGTACCCGTTTCTTCAAAGTTCCAAAACCTAGGCATTACTGGCCTCCTTTCCGAATATGCCAATGTCCTCCAATTTCACCATGTTGCCGTTGACTGCATACACATCCCCGTTTTCAATGGGGTTAAAGTTTTCCAGGCTACGGACATCATTTGGGCTTAAGAACCCGTTTTGAATTCCTACCGCATACCCTCGCATCCTCGATTCATAATCACCTCTTAAAAGCCCGTCCACCACGAAACTAGCGAAATACTCTTTTTTCTCCTGTTTGGTAAAAAGGGCTTTGTTAAATGCCTGCTCCAGCCGTACCAGCCAGGGTCTGATGGTGTGGACCACAAAGCTGATGGACTGGTGTTCAATATTGGAGAAAGTGGCCCGGTCTAAACTGGCCACCAAATGGGGCGGCACCCTGAAAATCCGGCAGATTTCCTCAAGCTGAAATTTCCTGGTCTCTAAAAACTGTGCCTGCTCCGGGGGAATACTTAAGGTTTTTACACTCATGCCTTCTTCTAGCACGGCTACCCGGTGGGCGTTTTCACTGCCCCGGTAAATCTCATTCCAGCTTTCCCGGATTTTAGCCGGGTCTTTTAGGATG